ACTAAACCGAAGGCTGCGTGGGAAGACAATTAAAATATTTGGTCCTCCAGGCACAGGTAAAACAGAAAACTTATTGAAACGTGTACAACGTTATCTTAGACAAGGTTACTCTCCTGATGAAATCTGTTACGTGTCTTTTACAAATAAAGCTGTTAATGAATGTGTTGCAAGAGTTAGAAAAAGATTTAAAGAATATGATGAAGATGATTTCAAATATTTTAGAACACTACATTCTTTGGCCAGACAACAGTTTGCTGAGATTCCCGTATTAGATCCTAAAGCAGATATGCTTATGTTCCATACTCAATACGGAACAGTAAAAGTTAATTACAAAGAAGGCCATGATGATCAAAAGGTTTACAATAATTGGTCTTTACAAATTTACGATAGAGCAAGAAACATGAAAGTAGATCCTGTGTGGCTTTACAAACAACAATCTAGAAAAGCTGTAAGGCTGCAGCAGTTTAAATCTATTATCAATGGATACGAAGAATTTAAAACAATGGAACTGGAGAACGGACAACGGACACCTGACAGATTAGATTTTACCGATATGGTACAAAGATATATTACTGATGGGTTAGTGATACCTTTTAAAGTTTTGATGGTAGATGAAGCTCAAGATTTAACACCTCTGCAGTGGGATATGGTTGTGAAAATATCTGAAGCTGTTGATAGAGTTTATATTGCAGGAGATGATGACCAGGCTATTTACGAATGGAATGGTGCTGATGTTAATTTATTTCAAACTTTTCCTGGTAAGTCTTTAGTTTTAAAAAAATCGGTAAGATTAAACAAGGACATACATTTTTTTTCTAAGTGTTTATTACATGGCATGGGTAACAATAGAGTGCCTAAAGAATTTTATTCTAATGGTAAAGATGGTTCTATCTACAGGTGGACAGGTTTAAAAAAAGTGCCTTGGGATCTAGAAGGAAGCTGGATGGTTCTTGCAAGAATAAATGATGTTAAGAAGGAGCTGCAGCAGGAGGCTAGAAATTTATCTTTGTATTATCAAGATGTAAAAGGCAATAAATCATTTGATCCGAATCAATTCCTAGCAATTCAATATTGGGAAAAAATATGTGAAGGTGGTTCTATTTCTAGAGAAGAGGCCTGCACAATGTACGAGTTTTTATTAAACATAGACCACGGCTACCGGTCAGCGGACAGTAAAAAATGGAGTTTTGCTCATCCAAATCAGGTATTTACATTTGATGAATTACACTTAAGGTGTGGTATGCGTGATGAAAAAGCAAATTGGAATCAAGTATTTCAAAGAAAATTTAAAGATAAAGATAAGATGTATTTCGAAAAATTAATGAAAGAAGGTGTTGATTTGAATGCACCTCCTAAAATAACAATAGATACAATACACCAAGTCAAAGGAGGAGAAGCTGATAATGTGGTGTTGGCCAGTAAATGTAACTTCCCTTCTCATTTTGATAAAAAAAATTCACAAGAAAAAGTAAAAGAACTTAGAGTTTGGTATACAGGTGCTACCAGATCTAAACAAACTTTACATTTATTAGGCACCTATCATCAATATAATTTTCCATTAGGAAAATATTTTAAAACTTATGAGGCTAACTATGACAGATAAAGACATGTTTGATGACGCTTTCCCACAGGATAAGCAGATTGGAGGATCCCACTACAAGCATTTCACGATTCAGCCCTATGAATTTATTGCAAAAAATAATCTTACATTTTTTCAAGGGAATATCGTGAAGTACGTTTGTAGGTATTTATTTAAAAATGGAATAGAAGATTTAGAAAAAATAATACATTATTGTCAGTTAGAAATAAAAAAAATTAAGGATACAAAAGATGACTGAGTTTACATCGGGATTGTGGAACGTAATACACAAAAGTAGAGGATCGATAGTAAGAACTATAATTTATACTATCGGTCATTTTGCAATAGCAATAATTTGTTTAATGTTAATAGCTGACGTGTCTTTTATGATAGCACTTACAGATGCAATAGTTGAACCTTTGGCAAATTCTGTTTGGTATTTCATATTAGATAAATGGTGGGCAAGTCGTGTTAGGAAATGGTAAGATTTATTATTATAATTGGTATTGTTATGACCCTGACCGGGTGCGCAAGAGATTACGATATAAATCCATATACAACGGTATTCAGATTAATAAACTCACAAGCAGGTAAATAATGACTACAGAACTTGGAATAGGAATGTTTTTTTATGGAATCATCTGTACTTTTATAGGTGCAATGATAACTTATTATTTTTTAAATAGGCAAAGCAGAGAAGAAAAAGAAAACGAAGAATATTTAAAGGAATTGAAAAAGAAACTTTAATGACTCATCAATTAAATTTTATTTACAATGACTCCGATTGGGTTTGTCCGAGTGAGTATCCTGATTTAAGACACGCTAAAGAAATAGCAATTGACCTGGAGACAAAAGATCCAAACATTAAAACAAAAGGTGCAGGTTGGGCAACATTTGATGGCCACATTGTAGGTTTTGCAGTAGCTGCTTTTGATCAACAATGGTACTTTCCTATACATCATGATGCAGGAGGCAACATGGACGAAGGAATTACAGTTGCCTGGATGCAAGAAGTTTTAAAAACACCAGCAACAAAAATATTTCACAATGCAAGTTATGATGTTGGTTGGCTAAAAGTAAATGGCTTTCAAATAAATGGTCCTATTGTAGATACGATGATAGCTGCAGCTCTCATTAACGAAAACAGATTTAGTTTTAGTTTGAACGCATGTGCAAAAGATTACCTTGGTGAAATAAAAAACGAAACTTTCTTAAATGAAAAAGCAAAAGAATGGGGTATCGATGCAAAAGCAGATCTATGGAGACTACCTGCAGGCTATGTTGGGTTTTATGCAGAGCAAGATGCAGCGTTGACTTTAAGATTATGGCAACAATTTAAGACTGAGATATCAAAACAAAGCTTAAATGATGTCTGGGACATGGAAATGGAGCTTTTACCTATATTAATTAATACTAGGATGCGAGGAATAAGGGTTGACGAAGACCAGGCAGCTAAGCTAAAAAAAGAATTCAAACGAAAAGAGTCTGAGGTTTTATCAAGCATAAAATCTCAGACCACGCTTGACGTAGATATTTGGGCAGCAAGATCAGTAGCACAAGTTTTTGATAGGATCGGAGTTGATTACCCACGAACACCGAAAAGTGATGAACCTAGCTTTACCCAAAACTGGCTAGTGAATTGTAATAACCCGATAGCGCAGTTAATAAGAGAAGCAAGAGAAATAAATAAATTCCATTCAACATTCATAGACTCCATTCAACGTTATGTTCACAAAGGTAGAATACATTCAGAAATAAATCAACTAAGATCTGACCAAGGCGGGACTGTTTCTGGTAGATTATCTTATTCTAATCCAAACCTACAACAAATTCCTGCAAGGAACAAAGAGTATGGAGATAAAATAAGAAGTTTGTTTTTACCTGAGGAAGGCAAACAATGGGGCAGCTTTGATTATAGTCAACAGGAGCCTAGACTTGTAGCTCACTATGCTGCAGCTGTAGATAATAATTTTACAGGTGCTGATGAATTTATTGAAGCTTATAAAAACGAGGCAGCAGATTTTCATCAAATAGTTGCGGACATGGCTGGGATCAGCAGGACTAATGCAAAAACAATTAACCTGGGTTTATTTTACGGAATGGGTAAAGCTAAACTTGCAAAAGAATTAGGTATATCAAAAGACGCTGCAGATAATTTGTTAAGTAAATATCATTCTAGAGTTCCGTTTGTGAAGAAGTTAGCTGAAGCTGTGACTAACTCAGCTTCAAAGTATGGCTTTATTCGCACGATAAGGGGTCGTAAATGCCGATTCGACATGTGGGAGCCTGCTACCTTCGGAATGAATAAAGCAATGCAGTATGAAGAGGCTAAGGCCATCTATGGTAATAACATCAGGAGGGCTTTTACTTACAAGGCTTTAAATAGATTAATCCAAGGTTCAGCTGCAGATCAAACAAAACAAGCAATGATAAATTGTTACAAAGCAGGTTACGAACCATTGTTACAAATTCATGATGAATTATGTTTTTCTATAAATGAAGAGAATGATATTAAAGGTGTAAAGGAGGTAATGGAGAATGCTATCGAAAATCTTAAAGTCCCTTTTAAAGTTGATGTTGCCATCGGTAAAAGTTGGGGCGAAGCGAAAGAATAAAGAAGTTATAGGTTATTACTTTGATGGTAAGAAATCTAAAACTCTTTACAAGAAGAAGACTTACTTTTGTTAGTCTCTTTTTCTTTTAACTCTTCGATCTGTTCGAATGTAAGATCTTTAAGTCTAGGGTCATAAACATAATATCTAAGTTTAAGGCCCTTCTCTTTTAGCTCTTTTATTTTTTGTGGTGTCCAATACATTTTGCTCTCCTATTTTTTTTTATTCCTAATTATACCATGAGCAAATTTTGACTTTTTTATTTTATTGAATAGTAGACGACCTCCTGTTGCAGGGGTTCTATTCTAGATGCGACACTGAATGCTTTTTGGAAAATTTAGAGCGCACTAACCTTGGGAATAAAATTGATTTTTTTTTGCTAGTCTAGCTAGCTATATCGTAAAGACCTTTTTTTGCATCAATAACACTTTGTTCATTGATTTTGACCTTTACATCTTTTAGTTCAATGTCGATCCACTTCATATCAGTAGTCACCCTACCTTGAGTCAACGCTTGCGTTGCCCACTTGGACTCCAGCTGAAGTTTCTTCGCCACTAGTTCCTGTAGAGACATCTCTGTCTACCTCCTCAAAGGTTAAAAACAAGAAGTTGGGATCTTCAAAACCAGCTCCAGGTTTTTCGTTTACGTCTCCTGAGTCAACCTTCTTTACTAAACCCTCAAGAGCGGCTTTATCGTTCTCTCCCTCAAGCATCTCATCAATATATATATTTTTATATTTTGCTTGGATGCGATATAGCTTCATATAGTATTATATAACAAAAAGGGCTAGGAAATCAAGCCTGCGTTCACTTTGGGTTTTTTGGGTGGGATTATTGGCTTTGGAACCTCTACTGCCTGACAATCAAATCTTATTACAATACGGGCAGTTTCTATGTATTCTCTCTCCATTTCTTCAGTATCCTCTAATGATTTGAATGTATTATGTGCCACTTTATAGCCTTGTTCTACACAGGCTGCGTGGCTCTCAAATGAATAACCAGTCACATGTGATGACGGACACTGGCCACTCACCATGCTGCACATATACATAATTAATAAATACTTAGTCATATTCCTATATTATCCCATAATATTATTTTCTTGCATATCCCATTAAAATGTTTATATAGAATACATGTTTTTTAAAAATACTAACAAAGAGGTTATCATGAAAACAGAAAAAAACATAGCTGAGACAGCTATGACAGCTGCTGAAAAGTTGGGCGAAGCATTGGTTTTAAAACCAGATTGGGAAGTAAAACCAAAGAGCGTTGCCATGACTCATGTCTTTTCAGTTGAATTTAATGAGTCGACAAAAACTCTTACATTAGTTGTAAATGGTGAAGTTTACAAAAATATAAGATGTGAAGATGTACTAAGTGGTAAAATTAAATTTCATAATGGTCTTAACGAGATCATAAATAAATTTAATTTATGGAGGTATGATGAGCCTAAGACTAAAAACTAAATCATACTCTATGGTGTTTAACTTTTGGGCAACAAAAGTTGATAACATCTTAAGTCAAATACCATTAGTATCTGTTGATGGACATATGCCCTTAGAATATTCAGATGATGAATACCAAAGTGCTATGAAACAACTTCAACAATGTGCATTAAGATTTGATGATATTCCAATGTATCCTATCAATGAAGAAATTGCACGAAGGTTAATTGACGACCAACTGAAGGAGGCAAATGACCGACCTTATAATTAAGATGGTTGTTTTGTTTCTATTATTAACAATCCCACCAAAAATATTATTATTATTTTTTGGTGGAGCTGCATATTTAATTTTTAGTTAGGAGGAAAAGATATGAATAATGCAATTAAGAACAAATACTTTGAGACAACAGATTACTCAAAGTTTAAAAAAGCTAGAGGTAATAGACCTGTAGATGAAGCACACGTAACTCAATTAAAAAGATTGATCGCAGAGAAAGATCTTTATGATCCAATACGTGTAAACGAAAACATGGAAGTGATTGATGGACAACACACTTTACAAGCTAGAAAAGAACTAGACCTTAAAGTTCCATACATCATTATCAATTCTGATGATCCACTTGATGTTGCAAGATTAAACACAGGTAGAAAGAATTGGTCCATGGAAGCCTATCTAAACCATCATTGTGCAAGAAACAAAATGGACTACAAGATATGCAGAAATAAAATGAACCAGTATGGTATCAACGTTGCAGAAGCAATTGTGTTGCTACTAAAACAATGTTCTTTGTGGAATAGAATTTCTACTGATTTCAAAACAGGTGAGTTTAAGATACCTGCAGGTGGGATTGAGAACATTGATCGTATTGGTTCTGCACTAAATACTTTGAAAAAATACTTTTTAGGTATGGACGATACTAAGAGAAGACTAAAGAGATCTATGGTTATGGCCTATATTATAGCTGATAGATGTCCAGACTTTGATCTTAGACGTTTTAGAGATGCCTGTAAAAGCAAGTCTTCTTGGTTTTTAAGTGGGACTAGTACAAAAGACTACATTGTAATTATTGAAAAAATTTACAATAGTGGCAGAAGTAAAAAGAAAATAAAACTTCTTGATTTTTTTGAGTCTAAAGAATATCAAGAGCATTAGGAGAAAGACATGAACATCGACAAATGGAAATCTTGTGCAGTTGATATAGAATCATACACAATAATTAGAGCAATGGGGAAGGCAGGCTTTAGAAGACCTGGATCTATGATTGCAAAATTAGTTGATGATGAAGTGAGAAAGATAGCTAAGAAAGAGGGTAAAAGCTATCAGAAGATGAAAGAGAATTTACTTACAGAAGGCAACAAACTTCTGAATGGTAAGTAGAACTGCAGGTTGGATGGTTAACCTTGAACCTGGGTTTGAGAGGGGGTCGGGAGACTGGCCCCTTTTTTATTTATGATTACATTACAAGATACAAAATTATTTATTAAAAATTATGCAGAACATGCTGCATTAAATGAAAAATTAAAAAAAGAAATATTAGACGTAAGATCCAAAGAACCTGAGGGTTTACCTGGAGACAACTCCAACTGCTGGAGAAGTATTCATAAGTATGAGTGTGAGCAAGAGCTGCTGAAACCTATTAATTTAATATTAGAAGAATATAAAAAAGATTACTTAAAAAAACCTGCATCTGGTAAAATAATCTATTGGACTAATATAAATGAATTTGGTGGGGGTAACCTATTTCATACTCATTACAGAGCTGATTGTGATTTATCTGGTGTTTACTATGTGCAGGGCAAAGACACAGGATCTATTAAGTTTGCTACTCATGAACAAATGTATTTCATGATACCACCACATATGCCTTATGCTCAAATGATAGCTCATGAGCCAAATGATGGGGATATTTTATTGTTTCCATCTTATTTGCTGCATGAGGTCACTATTAATACAAGTGCTAAAAAACGAATCACTATAGGTTTTAATATAAAATTAGACTTGCAAGACAGGCCAAAATAAGTATTAATTAGTTACGTATTTCCTTAGCCTAAATGAAAAGGTGGGGCTTTAAACACCTTATTTTCATATAACAACGAACGCTAAATTTAACTTAATAAGGAGAATTAGTGGGTAAAGCTGTGAATAAAAGCAGTCCGGAAGCATTAGAGAATGCTCTTAATAAGCTTGTGATGGTGTGTCCTAACAAGAAAACTTATGATGAGCTGACGAGTTTAATGTTTCAGTTGTATTGTGGAAATGATTTTGGTTTAGGAAATTTTAGTCTTTCATTCCTTGATAAGATTGAGGAGTGTTGGCGTACCGGTAGAAAAAAAGCTGCACAAGCTAAAGGTTTAAAACTGGTCGTCAAGAATGCCTAGCCACGTTGCTTTTCCACATCCATATCTTTTCCCGCAACGTGGTTATGGTAATGGCAAATATAGATAATGATTTAATTCAAGCTTCAGTATTATTATGTAAAAAACTTGATGGTGCAGATCGCACTGAGTTTATTGAAGACGCTTACATTGACTATAAATGGTGTGCCCACATAGAAACTCCTAGAGAGGTACAGAGGCATTTAAGGAATGTATTCACCAAACTTGTTAAAAATTTTGGGCATTGATATGGCTGCAGAAGTCGTAGACACTAAGAAACCATCGGAACAAAGGTTGTTCCAGGCCATAGTCCTACAGGCGTTTGAAGACGCAATGACTACACAGGGAAGTAAACAAGAGTCATATCTTAAAAAGGATGCTCATGATTGGTTTATTGATAAGAATAAATCTTTTGAGGAAGTTTGTTGGTTTGCCGGTTTCGATCCTGAGATAATACATGAGAAGTATAAAAGATTAGTTTTTGAGGGCAGGGTAGTATTTACAGAGCTGCAGAAGGAGTGGGTTCGGTATCGAGGTTTATATAGAGATTATAGAGCTGCTGGTAATAGTGAGGATAGAAAAAATATTATGTCCAAAATTGTAAAAGTTAAATTGACCAAGAAGCTGTAGTCATGGTGGTCTAAAAAATTTTACCCCCAGGGAAGCTAATAAATATGAAGAGCTAAAATAGCCTAATAACCCTGAGGGCTTGAAATTAGCATTTATTATACGAAACATGCTATTGATAAGTATACACGAACACCGGCTACCGGACAATGGTAAATTCTACTATATAGATTATCTAGACCCCTGAACAATAAAAAGTACCCCAGGGGGTAAAACAGGTGTCCCTGCTGTCCCTGAATGAATATTAGTAAGTAATATCAATGATTTAAGCACGATTTAGTGGTGTCCCTGTGGTGTCCCTATGGTGTCCCTGAGGGACACCTCTTGCGGGAACGCAACCAGAAGTTTTAGCTATACTTACTTTTTGATGAAATAATCTATATAGTAGAAATATTATGATGAAAAAAGGAATAGCTATTGTTAACCTGTTGAAGAATATTAAAAAAGCTAAAAGTACAAAAAAATCAAAAGCTAAATTTGAAAAGACTTATGGCTACAAACAGACTGCAAGTGTTAAAAAATATAACATTAAAGGAGGTGGTTCTGGAAGTACAGATACCTCTGCAATAGTACCTGTAGGTAGACAGACAGGTAGAGGTAGTTCATTTAGAACAAGAATTTTAGGCCCAAAAGGCCAAACACCATATCAAGGTAAAAGACTTGGATCTCAAGGTAATATGGAATCCTGGAGAAATGATATGGAGAGAACATTTAACTTACCTTCATTTCAAGAAGTAAGTAGATCTTTATTCAAACCAAGAGGCAAGGTGAAGAAAAAAGCAAAAGGTGGTGATGTAGGTATAATATCCAAAGTAGCCAAAAAGTTAACCAAAGCATCTGCAGCTCATGCAGGTCAAGCCAAAGCACTCAAGAAGGTAATTTCAAAATATGTTTAAGTTGATTAAACTTATAAAAAATCTTATTAATCTAGATTATAGAGTTAGAAGATTAGAAAGAGCAAAATACTGGAAAGAGAAGTACAATGGCACTAAAGAAAAAAGAACTTAGAACTGAAGACGACTTAACACCAAAACAAAAAATGTTTGTTGAGGTCTATGTCAAAGACTGGGGATCTATAACTCAAGCAGAAGCTCTTAAGCGTGCTGGATATGTTTGTAAGAATGAGAATGATTATGGTGTGATTGCATCAAGATTATTATCTAGAAAACACAATCCACATGTAGCTAACTATTTTGATAAAAGATTTCAAAAAGAATTAAAAATGTATCAGGGTGATAACCTTAGACGTTTCAAAAGATTTGATCGACTAGCAGATAAAGCTGAGAAGAAAGATCAATACGCTGCTGCAATAAATGCAGAGTATAGATCAGGACAATTGGCAGGAGCTTTTGTGGATCGTAGAGAAGTAAGAGTTACAGGTCTGGAGGGAATGTCACGTGAAGAACTTGAGAATAAGCTCAAAGAACTCAGTAAAAAAATCGATGGCTACAACGCCAAAACGATCGAAGCTGAACCAGAGCACGTTGAACAAATTGAAAAGTCTTAGTTGGTCTGAGTGGATTAACGAGTTTAACAGAGTGCATAATCCTATGTTCACTTCTGTTGGAATAATAGAGGTTAAAATTGATGACGAAGAAAAAGATTAGTATACCAAGAAAAACAAAAACAGAGATTGAGAAGTATCCTATGGTATCTATTGAATGGTACGATATTGTAAGTGATTCGAGTTGGAGTACGTTTGAACATATAAAAAAAGCAAAACTTGCTACCTGTATAACAAAAGGACATTTGATAAGCCAAACAAAAGGTGTTACTAGAGTGTTTGGTGATTACTCATTTGGAGATGATGGTAAGAGTATTGAGACAATAGGTAATACTACAATCATACCCAATTCAGTCATCATAGATATTAAAAAACTGACTTAATGGTACGTAATATAAATCAAGAAAAATTACTATGGCAGCGCACTAAAAAAGGCCTGACCGAATGCTTTCTAACCCGCATAGAAACTAGCACTTTGAATGGTGTACCTGACGTGCATGGTGTACATAAGTCTGGAGTATTTTGGATAGAATTAAAATCAGATCAACTCAGTTTTCCTAAGCTAAATAAATGGCAAGTTGTTTGGATTAATAAATATATCAAGGCAGGTGGTAATATTTTTATCTTGAAAGAGACCCTCTCGAAGAGGTCTCTTAAACTCTACAAGCCGGTGTCCGTGTTCACTGATCCTCGTTCACTGGAACCTCGTGCCTCGTTCTCGTTACCCTTCAAATGGCCCACGGTCCAGAGGCAGCTGGTGAACCTTCTCCGGGAGGATGCAGCGTGATCCTCGTCTCGTTCTCGTTGGCCGAAGCTCGTCGTTCTCGTTCAACGGACAGCACTGGGCCCATCCTGCAGCTGGTGACTGGCTGTAACCTTCGTCCTGAAGCTCGTGTCGTTTCCTGCCCCTCGTTTTTTTTACCTCTTAGTTAGTTGACGGGGGGCTGGTAACGGCATGGCACTGGCAGCTCCTGGCAGCTCGTTCTCGTTTGAAAGGCGAAGGTCTCGTCTCGTTTGAGAAAGATCAGTGGCATCCTGCAGCGTCAGCTCAGGATCACAACTGGAGCTCCTGCTGTGCTGGAAAATTTTCCTGAAAATAGTTCTTGACTTTATCCCATTAGGTCTTATGTTATCCTTAACCATGGTGTGCCTTGGCACGGAACACGTAAGGCCCATTTCAGGCTGTGTTGGCGGGAGCGGGGCACGTATGGATAACTAACAAAGGAGAAACAATGCCGAAGTATATAGTAAACGTTGATATGGACTCACCTCGTGAGGAAGGCGAACATATTGAAAAGAAATTTGAAAAAGGGATCGAGGCACCGGATGAGCACGAAGCCGAACAGGTCGTCGATAAGTGGATTAAAGAACAAATGTATGGTGGTCCATACTACAGCATCACGGAGGCCGATGATGAAAACAATTAAGATTCAGGTAGAAGGTGGCGTGGTACAAGAAGTTACCATCCCGAAAGAGTATGAACATCTGATCGATTACGAAGTAATCGATCTCGATACAGAAGAACCGAAGGAAGATGGAGATGCCGTTAAAGCAGACAAACCACTGGCTGGTAAAGTATACGCTCTTACTGGAGGCCCGGATGCACGCTGCATTGCGAATGGTAACAGCTGGTCAGAGTCTGTCGTGGAGGAAGACTAAGTGGGCTTCGTTATAACATATTTATGTTTGCTGCTGCTGTGGCCTGGTCCCGTTCTTGCTGGCACAGCGATCCTTATCATAGCTCTCGTCGGAGGACTGGCGTGACCTGCAGCTGCGTCTCGTTTAAGCTTGGCATCGGATCACCTGCCTGGTGGAAACTGACTGAGCCCCCCAGCGCACAGAACTCTACTTGATAGTTCCCTAGTTTAGAATAATTCTAAAAGATAGTTGTTGCATAGGTAATGGGATATGATAAGATATCGCTAACCATTTAACAAAGGAGAAAATTATGGGATTAGATCAACACGCACATTTAAGAGGTCAGAAAGTTGATTGGGATAAATATTTCAATGACGATGACTATTCTGAAAATGCAGGGGTCTTCGTTTGGCGAAAACACGCAAGACTTCAAGAGTTCATGGCAAAGAAATGGACTGACCAAAATCCTTCAGTAAAAGTTGAAGGACATTTGGCACATCTTGGTTTTAATGGAGATCAAGAAGCACCATGCTACATGACTAAAGAGGTCGTTGACGAATTAGCCGAACAGATTGAAAAGGGCTTTTCTGACTATCACGCAGAAGATGGTTTTTTCTGGGGTCAACAATTTCAAGAGGAAAGTGTTAAGGACTACAAAGAGCAGGATTTAAAGTTCTTAAAGTTTTGTCAACAAGCGATCAACGAGAACAAGGTCGTTGAATATTGGTGCAGTTGGTAATGCCGAAAGATATTAAACGAGCCGACAATGTCGGCTCGTCTCGTAAAGCAGGACAACAAGCGCAAGATGAATTTACTAACCACATCACACGGCTGGTGAAAAATCTGGAGAGTGCGATACAACTTGAGGTTGAGCCAAATGTTAATACCTTTATTAATATCATTAATAAAAAAGATAAAAAAAAGTTAAATTAGTTCTTGTAATGGGATTAGATAAGATATAAGAAGAGGGGGCAAACATAAGTTTGTATAACTTAACAAAGAGGTAAAAATGCCAAATGCAATAAAGAAGCTAAAGCAAGATGAAAAAAAAGTAGTTCTTGCTTATGCTCAATTAAAGCTAAAAGC